TCATATATCTCTACCCCGAACCGTGCATCCTCAGCACTACTAAAAATGGTCTGTTTACCTGCTTCAACTATCTTCCCATAATATTGGGGGTCGATTAGTTTCTGTGTGAGCTTACGCGCGTATGCGTGTAAACCCGGCAGAGGCTTTTTTCTATCTGCCTCTAGTTTTTTATCTTCTACTCGTTTAAGAGTGGTCCTTTCAATTCGGTGTCTCAAAGTTGTCTCTGAAATATATTCAGTTACTCCCCCCAAAGACACATGTGTATTATTTATTTTGATTAAGTCTGTCTTAGTCGTACGCCATATCTTAGCCACATGCTCTAGTTGTAATAAGACTAGCTCATTCACCTTGCGTGGATCAGCATTGCGCTCAATTAATTCACGCTTGCGTGTGGAAATAGATTTGATGACTGCCTGCAGATCATTGGGGGTGGTCGACTCAGTTGGTCCATGTACGAATGTTGAAACGCCACGTGCTAAGTATTGGGTGCCATTCCCTGTTTTATGGTCTACTCGGAGGAATTCTGCTATCGCACCCAGGTAACATTTGCTCTTTTGAAAACGTATATTCAGACGTTTTGCTCCGCGCTGTAATGTTTGTACTTGTGCTATAGTCTTCACCCCAGCCAATACATCATCTCCATTATGGGTAGTGGCAATACTTATACCCCCTAAAGCCTCTTTAGTATACACAGCATTTAAGATTGTGTTCATAAAAGTAGTAAGACGCCAACCAGATAATAGTGTACCAGCCACTTTGTAGTCACCTGCTTCAGCTTTTATAGTGCAATCTTCTAGTGATTTAATCAGCCAAGCCATTGCCTTGGTTTGGTCGTCAGAAAAATCTTGTCTATATATTGTCCAATATGCTTCTAGTACTGCCTGCATACTAGATACTGAATGTTGGGAGTTAAAATCTTCAAAATCAAAACAATAAGGTACACCATTCTTAAGCACTTCAGAGACTGTTTTCGTAACATTACTAGCTGTAGCTGTAGGACCTATGGGGAATAAAGGTGAAATCACATGTTCACAACCTATCATTGCAAACCCAGATATAATGAAATTAGTAGCATCTACGCCGTAGATAGCTCTTTGCTTCCCCCATTCATATTTGACAGATGGCCAAGCTACAGTACTAGGATGACGTGACAAGAAATGATCTACATCGTATTCTGGCATAGCATTTAATGAAAACAACTTATTACGCATCTCACGGGACTCAGACTTGAATTTCATGTCTTCTTCATATTGTGAGTGATAAGCTCCGGTGGGTGCCCATTGATT